ACGAAATGGAGGCCGAAGCCGTCGCCATGCTCGATGATCGAGCCGTCATTCGAGGTCGAATAGGAGCGCTGATAATAACGGAGAAGCGGCACCGCATCCTCGGAGCCGATCTGCCGCAAACGCCGAAACGCGGATTCTTTTGCGATCTTCTCAACGGCCGATGGGCTTATGGTTATGACGGGCATTGGCGTTTTAAAAGTGGATATTGTCCACGAACGCGTGGAGCTTGTAGTAAAAGTCGCCGCCGCTTCTAATCCACTCCAATATTTCTGATAGGAGGCGATCTGATCCGGCGTCCAATTCTCCGGCACGCCGATGAGACTGTCGGGAATGTTGCCTTGGGTGAAATAGTCGAGGAGATAGGCCTGGCGGCGCAGGCCGATGTTGACCGTGGTGACGATCTGCTCAGTCCGAGCCTGCTCTTTTTTTATAGTACCCGGCTTCTGCTGGTGTGACTCTCACTGACTTGAGCAGAAGAAGCAGGCTCCTCGCAAAAGAAACCTTCCACGTCACCTTGCGGTGATTGTGCCGTGTAGCCGCAAGTCAGGCCACCGATCTCGAAGACGACGCCGAGGCCACCATCGAACCTCGATGGAATGACACGTTGATTGGCCCCGAATATCTTTTCTTCGATAGATCGATAGGGGAGCGATATCTTATTTGGCAAAACCCAAATTTCGCGGCGAGGACTTGTTCCGCATACCAAGCCAACGGTCGTCCTTTCGGACCTCCAATAAGCTCCGTTGATCGACAATCCTGAATTTGCTTTTGTGATCCTTGCCTGTGAAACATCGAGGTCAAGCAGGCCAGAAATTTCGTCGACATTGGGGAAATCCGCAGTGCGGATCGTCTGAATAAGCTGCGCAAGAAGCCTCTGAATGTCGATCATGTTTTTCTCAATAAGGGAGCAGTGGCGAAATGGGCAAGCCTGAGTGACATTCATCATTTCTTCGGAGCAGGCCCGCCATGCAATGCCCATAATAATGCGGATCGTTCATAAAAGCAGCTGAATGGCATATCGCCCAATCCGAGTCCCATAGCTCCTCACATGAGACCACGGCGGGTTGAATGGGATTGTTGCCTGGAAGCTGTCTCGGCGAGAAGTTGGCCGTTTCTGGATTATCGTGGCCTACGGTAGGTTTCGGCTTGCCATTCGCTGGCTTGTTGGCTTCGTTTACCTTTCCCGAACCCACGCCATCCGCGGTCGTGAAGCGCCCGCGCTCGTCGTGATAGTGATTGTATTTGGCGATGCCCAGGCGCTTCTGGGCAGGCGGCTCTTGCTTTGGCGCACCCTGCCCGAGCGGCACATAGCCTGAGCCCGTCAGCACCATCGCGGTGTTGGCTGCGGCCTCCGTCAACGGCTCGCGGCCGAGCGCGACGCGCGCTTCATTGATCGTCAGAATGCCCTTCGTCGCATAGCTCGACAGGATCGCTTCCTGCGTCTGCGGATCGATCGAGGATTCCGTCGACCAGGAGAATTCGAGGTCTTCGCTGTCGAACTCGTCGGCGAGCACATCGTCGATCAGCGCCTTCACCCAGCTCAGGATCGGCGCAAGGCCCTCCTCTTCCGCGATCTCCTTCTGCGTCTCGGCGGTGGCGCGGTTCATCTGCTGCGTCATCGCCTGCGGCGAAACCGAGAAGGCGAAGCAGACGAGGCGTGCGAGCCATTCGTCGAAGGGGCCTTTGAGATCGGGCTCGCGCGTCTGCACGAAGGTTTTTGCGACGCCGCCCGGCACGAACTTCGCCCGGCGCCGGCGCGCGAGATCGCCATCGAAATAGGCGTCCCAATATTTCTGATAGGAGGCGATCTGATCCGGCGTCCAATTCTCCGGCACGCCGATGAGGCTGTCGGGAATGTTGCCTTGGGTGAAATAGTCGAGGAGATAGGCCTGGCGGCGCAGGCCGATATTGACCGTGGTGACGATCTGCTCGACGGGCGAAAAACCATAGGCGCGATCGACGCGGATGTTGCGCGGTCGGTAGAGACAATCGCGCACCGAATAGTTGACCGCGGGATAGCCCTTCAAAATCTGCTGATAGGCAACGGGAAAGACCGTCTGCCCGTCCTGCACATAGGGCAGCGGCGTGCGGCCCCAATCATCGATGACCGGCTTGATCGTCGCGCCGTCGATCGGCAGGAGGCCGAGCAAACGGCCGCCACGGTCGCGGAAGAGGTAGAGCGTCGGCGCATCGATCACGAAGAGATCTTCGAGAAGCAGCCGCAGCCAGTCGGAAAAGCCGTGCCGCCCATCGGGCTTGGCGAAGAATTTGCGTAAGCTCGCGATGCGCGGATCGTCGGAGGCTTTCTTGTCGCGCGGCGCGATCGTCCAGGCGAGGCGCGCGACCTGATCCTTGCGCGTCTCGATGACGAGGCGCAGCAGATCGAAACTGTCGGCGAGGCCGCGCAGCGTTGCGAAGGAGATCGGCGCATAGCCGCGCGGAAAGGTCGAGAGATTGTAGCCGGAGAGATAGTCCCACTGGCGGCCCGCGACCTCGGGCGGGGCCAGCGGTGTGATCGGCTCGAGCGGGCCGAACCAATCGGGACCGAGGCCGACATCGCCCGGCTTGCCGTAGCTCACGTTGAGGTCATAGGGGCTCAACGGCCAGCTACGCTGCCCGGCACTGCTGTCGACCATGAAACGATCCTTGATGTGAACGAGAGCGATCGCGCGCGCGCCGCTACACACGGCGGCGATCAAGCCTGACGGTGGCGTGGATTAAGCTTTTGGAAGATTCGGAACGCCGATGCGGATCAGCCGTTAAACTGAGACTGCAAGACTCAGTCGGAGGACAAACATGGCCTCGACATTTTACGACTACCGTTACGACGAGGCGCCGCGGGCGCGTAGCCCGGATCAGCCGCTGCCGCTCGTCACGAAAGACACCGCGGCGCATATCGTGACCTACCGGAAATTCGTCATGTACGCCCGCTGCGCGGCTTTCGCCGTGCCGTTCTTCATGGCCTTCATCTTGTATTGGTCGGTTTAGCGGCCGATTTCTGCGCCTGGTCTAAAAGCGCTTGCCGGCGATAGAATTCGATGATGCCGGCGCCGTCGCCCAGTTCGAAGAGATAGGTGAGAGCCCAGATCGCGGCGTCCGCGTGATCGGGGCTGCCTTGAGCGCCAAAGCCTGCGGCCGTGAAGGCGCAGAGCTGCTCTTCGAGCTTGGCGAAGCGGCCGGCATGATGCACCTGATGCTGCGCATAGCGCACCGAAATCGGCTCGGCCCGCACCGCTTTTCCTCGGCTGGCACTGACAAGCCGTACCGGCACGTTGGGATCGGCGGCCTGGATCGTGGCGCGCACCATCTCGCCGCCAAAGTTCCCCTCTGCCACAATGCAGTCGGCGCGATAGGCATGAAAGGCCGTGACGGCGCGGCGGCCCCAGACGGCTGGCGCCTCACGGCACGACAGATCGGCGAGAATGTAGCAATCGCCATCGGTACCGCGCGCCGCGACCACAATGCCGATCTCGTCGGCCGTTAAATCGTCACGACCGGCGGCGCCGGACGGATCGAGCGCGACAACGACCGACGCACGTTTGTCTTCCGGAATATCCTCGGGCGCGCGGCGTCCCGCCTCGATCAGCTCATAGCTCCACAGCGCGCCTTCGAGCTCATCGACATAGATGCCTTCGAAGAAGCGGCGGCGCTGACGCTCGGGCAGATTGGCCAGGCTTTCGATAAATTCCGCCGAGAGATTGGCGGCATTATCGGGCGGGTTCAGAAAAGCACGGGCGTAATTGTTCGGATCGGCGAGCGGCTGCATCGAAACCGGATCGCGCTTCTCACCGAAGAGAAGATTGGTCCAATGCGCCTTGCTCGTCGGATTGAGATCGACATAGACGCGCTGCACGAGCCCCGGCACCTGCTGCGCCAGACGCGTGAAGGCGATCAGCGCCGAGGCGTAAGGAATCTGCGACGCCTCGTTGAGGAAGATGCTGACATATTCGAGGCCGAGAATCTTCTCGACGCGCTCCTTGTCGTCGAGGCCGCCGACCCAGATGCGCGAACCATTCGGCAATTCGAAGAAGCCGTCCTGGCGATGCTCCTTCAGCTTCACCTTCGGAAAGCAGAGCCGCATGACATTCGGCAGCGTGTCGTGGCCGATCGAGGCGCGCGCCGCATTGGCATGAAAGCGCAGGATCGCATGACGCGAATGCGGCGCCTTCAGCGCGCGTGTCACGATCGCCAGAACGATGAGAAATGTTTTGCCCGAACGCGTGCCGCCGGCGAGGCAGGAGTAACGCTGCGGCTGTTCGAGCAGACGCCGCGCAGCCTCCTGGCCCGCGCTGAACCGCACCATGCAGACATGTCCCCCGGAATTTCTGGCAACAAAAAAGCCGCCTCACGAGTGGGCGGCTTCAAACGATCAGCGCACAGATGTGGCGCTGTCGATGCGCGTATATGCGTCGCAATCCGTCGCAAAGTCAACGGATCGGCGAAGCAGTGTTTTCAGCTTTCGTACTTGCTGTATGAGGAGAAACGAAAGATCGGCCTTTATCCTCCGCAGGGGAGAAAATAAAACCGGAAGTCATGCGCGGGCTTTACCCGCGCATCCAAGCGCAAATGATCCAAATTTTGCAGGGTGCGTCTTGACCCACACGCAGTCTTGGATGCGCGGATCAAGTCCGCGCATGACGGCTTCACGGCAGCGTTAGAAGAGCTCTTTCTGCACGCATTTGTGCCACTGGCCTTGAGCGGCTTCGTCGCCCTGCGCGCCGTAGCAATAGCCCCACCCATTCAAGATGCGGCTGACCTTGTCGCGCGTGTTGCAGGCTTGCAGCGCATGCATGCCATCGCCCGAGCGATGTAGGCACATGTCGTTCAAGTCGCGATAGACGGAAAGGACGTCAAGGACGGGGAGCTTCGGCGGCTCCTTCGGTTGCGCATCCGTGGCAAGAGCCGCAGACGGCAGAAGGAGGGCAATCGCTAAGGCCAGATACGCACGCATGGCTTCCTCACCGGACAGGTGGATAAGATGCTGTAGCGCAAAAAGGTAAAGAAGCTCTTGGCGGGAACCGTGCAAGTGACGCGCAATTCGCGAGGCGCAATTTGGGCCCGCCGATGCGCGCATTGATGCTCGCAAATTGTCGCTTCGTCAATCGCGCTGCGACAGGTGAATTTGCGGTTTTGTATCTGTTTGGCAGGCGACGTGGGATGGATGGGTCTGGCCGTTGACTGTGAATACAAAAAGGGCGGACAGGAAAACCTGCCCGCCCCTTTAAGGCACATGCTTTCATCCGCTCAGAACACCGACACTCTGCGATCGTTGAGCGATTGCGCCAGATGCTCAAGCGCCTTGGCGCGCTTGCGATAGAAGGTGTAAGGCGCCCATTGCTTCTTGGCGCACAGGCGTCGCACCGAGCGGTGCCGCGCCGAACAGAGCGCCCAGAGGCTGGCGACAAGCGCCATGCCGGAATC